GGCCTGGCGACTGGTGGTTGCCAATCATAATTCTCATCTAAAAACCAAGATGGATAAGGCTGTGGTGATATAAACACATCATTTGCTACATCATATTGATAGCCAACACCTGCGTATTGTTTTCTAATTTTGTTATTAAAGCTGGTGCGTTTACAAACCTGACCTTTAAAATTGCCATACCAGGTTTCAGGATCTAAACCTTCGATTAACTCTGTTTCATCAATACCAGTAATAACTTCGGTAACGATATTATTTTCATCAAGGAATGCGTAATGTGCCATTATGCCCAACTCACATTTCCTGTGCCTGATGTAATTGTAGTAACTTTAAATCCGCCAGAAGGAGAACCTGTACTACCAACTAATCCTGCTCCAATAGTAATGGTTCTTGTGTCGGGATATTTTAAAATGACAATACCTGATCCGCCATTTTTACCATTAGCACTAGCTCCGCCACCACCCCCGCCGCCAGTATTTGTTGTACCAGCTGTAGCACTATCTCCTATTGGTGGATCACCAAACCATCCTTGACCGCCGCCACCTAGTCCACCATCACCATAAGTATTTGTACCACGATAGCCTGATGCACCACCGCCACCACCATAATAAGTGCTGGATCCACTAATTGATGTTTGAATACCATTTCCACCATTACCTGCTTTGGCACTTAAATTTCCACCTGCAATGCTTTGACCTACGGCACCAGCTCCGCCACCGCCACCGCCTTGTCCAGATCCATTTCCATTACCACCATCGTAACCTTGTGCAGTAGTTTTTGCTCCACCACTTGTTGCAGCACCAGCAGATCCACCACCACCTGATCCACCACCACCACCATTGTTAGATGATGCGGATAAATGAGATCCACCGCCACCACCACCAGTAGATGTGATACTAGAAAAAACAGAATCAGTTCCGTTAGAACCTCTTACGCTAGAGGAATTACTGCCACCACCACCTGCACCAATTGTTACTGTGTAAGAATTACCAACATTTGAAGTTAGTGAAGATTCTAAAGATCCACCACCACCAGTTGCATCAACAGTGCATCTAACTCCACCAGCACCACCACCGCCACCCTGGCCTAGTCCATATCCACCACCGCCACCGCCAGCTACTACTAAATAATTAACAGCCAAAGTGATGGTTTCTTGACCTTTGTGTAAAGCAGTAAGAATGTTGCCAATCATTAGGCAATCGCTCCAAGTACATACCAAGCATTGGCAGCTGTTTTAATACAGGCTGCAGACTTGTATTGTGCAACAGTTGGAGATGCAGCAACCGCACCAGCACTCAATACTGTAGTAGTACCAGGAGTAACTGCGCTTATTGTTAGCGTGCCAGCACCTATGTTTAAAACTGTAATAACTGTGCCTACTGCAAAATTATATGTCGCATCTGTTGGTAATTTAAATGCAATCGCTGTTGCTTTATTCATTTGAATCAACTGTTGGTATTCATCACCACTTGCAGCTGTATAATCTGCTGTTTTAGCAGTTTGTACTGTCAGGGCTGGTAGCCCATTCCACATTGCGCTGGTAACTACATCACCAGTAGTGCCTGGCCAGGTTGCCATATTTTCTCCTTAGTATGAAAGTACGTTTTGTCCTAAGACGCCGTAATCTACGTTGCCTAGTATAAACCCATCTATGACAGGTTCTAGCGTTGTAAACACCACTCTAAAGCTATTAGGTGTAATTATGTTTGCCACGCCAAAGATCTGTAGGGTTTTTTCCAGGGTTGAGCCCCCAGGCTGGGTTGTAATAACTGTTATTGGGTCAAAAAAGTCTAGATTTAAAGCGGCTACTATGCCTGTGTCGTAATTAGGCGTGTATAGGTCTAGCTCAATGGCATCGCATCTAATGGTGGTCTCAGCTCGGCTGGCCACATAAGCCCTAGCGTAATCGAGGGCTACGGCATCGGTTTGCATTAAAAGTTCTTGCAAGTTGTATGAATGGATAAAGTATTTATCTATAGATGCTTGATTTGTAGCTGACTGAGCCGTGCCACCCAATCTGCTTATTTGTGCTGAATTGAATATCAAGGTGTCATCCAATTTCCAAACAGCATTAGCATATGAAATACCTGTGCCATCATCGGCAAATAGTGTTGGTGTTCCACCAATAGATGCTGTAGCTGTTAGTCGATCTTTAAAAACGAATGATCCATCGAATCCAACGTATATGGCTCCATATTCAGAATTAGCAACTGTTTGCATAGCATTTAAAGAGGTGCGAGGTGTGCCAGGATCTGCCTGTAATGTGGTTTGACCTGCATCAATTTGACGCATAGTTGCTGGCCAAGCGATTTGATCTAATATCTCATTGATACGTGTGCCTGATAGGTCGCCAGCACTAGCACCTGTAACAGTAGAGATCTGTGCATTCTGAGCCAAGCGCATAGCATCTACAGCCTGGATAGTTGTATAAGCAACCTCTGTTGCATCTTTAGGTTGAGTGTTTATATAAGACGTAATAAAGCCTGAAAATAAGGGATAAGTAACATTGTTATACGTGGCACTGATTTGCACTTTTTTCATTGGCGTCAATAATTCATAATAAGGTGATGCTGGGTTAGTTGGGTTAAAATCTCCGTTTTGATCTACAATTTTTAAAGTAAGCGCACCAGTTTGAAATTGATCTACGAGGGGATTTCTGCCTACGGCAGTTTGTATAGATTGAACTTGATCTGATACATCCACAATAACAGCTACTGAATCAGCCAACACATTTGTTCCCAATACGCCAATATCTAATTGCATTGCTTGGGCTATGGCTGGGCCAGTGGAAAAGTTAATTATTGCATTGATTGTTGGTACAGCCATTATGTGCCACCAGATAACCCACCAGCAGGTGTTATTCCTCTGCCCTGTCTGTTTAGATTCAAAATTGTATCTTGAATAACCTGGCTAAGATCAGGAGCTAAAATAGATCCAGAAATGTTATTATTAACAATAATGTCGCCCCCACCGCCAGACAATAAAGCTGCTTTTTGTTGTGGTGTTGGATAAGCTGGCAAAGGTATATTCATCCCAGAAGCAGCAGCCGATGGGGTGCTAGATCCTAGATTTTTATATACATCGGCATACTCGCCACGTTGTACTGCGCCCATAGCGAATGAGGCGATTGCAGCAGTCGCTTTATCCATTGCATCAGCAAGTAATTTAGTCTTTGCGGCTGCATCTAATTCTGCGTTGTATTTCTTGGCTAATGCTTCATTGTTATCCAAGATGGCTAATTGCGCTCTAATGCGTAGTTTTGTTTCTTCATCGGTGGCAGCGTTAAGTGCAACCATTAAACCTATGCGCTCTACATCAAACTTATCTTTTAGTTTGTCTACCTCTGATTTGGCTTTTAGTTTGGCCAATTCATCGGCCCTGGCTTTATTGGCATCTCTAATTATTTTGTTTTCTAGGCGTAATTGTTGGACATAAACACGGCTAGCTGATCTTGGTTCTAAATTGGCTTTGGTTCCCGCTTTGCTCTTTGCATCTAATTCTGACAGTTTGCCTAATAAACTAAATATGTTAGTGCCAAATAAAACATCGGTTATTTTTCTTGATCCAGGTATTTTTTCAAGTTCAGCAAGTAAAAGTCCTACGCCCGTTATAGCATCGCCAGTAGTCTTGCCAAAATCTTCCATTTTAATTGTAGTATCTTCAATGCTTCTATCTTTACTAAGTGCATCTAATGCACCTAATATGCCTTTACCTATTTCTTCTTTAACGTTTTCGGATGCTATTTTTAATAAATCCATTTTGCCAGCGTAAGTAGTTAATCTAGCTGCTGCTTGGCCTGCAAACTTCTGTTGCAATTCGGCCATAATCTTTTCCATATTGCCAGTTGCTAATGTCGCCTTACTTAATCCAGTTCCTAGTCTGCCTAATGCTGTAGTTTGACCAGAGTACGCTTTCGCTAAACTAGCGCTGATTTGTTCAACTGATCCATACCCAGCTGCGCTTAAATCTAATGCCAGTGCTAAAGCATCTTGGCTTTGAGTAATAGATTTAGTAACTGTTAATAGTCTTTGAAATGATGGGCGCAATTCATCATCAAGCACGCCTGTAGTCTTTTGTAATTTTCCAATGTAATCTTCAACTGCTGGCGAACTAAAAGCATATCCAGTATTTTTAAGCTGTAACTCTAAAGACTTAGCTGCCTTCTCATCTGCCATAAATGCAGATACTGCCTTCTTGCTGTAATTAAGTAATGCAGCAGCACTAAATACGCCAGCAAATACTTTGCCAAAACTCTTAACTTGTTTCTCAAAGGCGCCAATTTCTTTCTGGCCTTTTTTAAGTCCTTTGTTATCAAAGGTGCTAACTGCGCTTACAATTAAATTGGCCACTATGCTGCCTTACCTAATCGTGTTTTAATGTTAAAGTCTGTGGCTACTGTGTTAATAGCCTTAACCACAGCTGGAATAACCTTGCTAGATTCTTCAAACCAGGCTCTATAAATCAAGCGGCCCTTTTGTTTGTTTTCGCCTTTCATCTGACTTATAGATTCAGCAGATTCTATAAACTGTATGCCAGCATTAGGATTAAGGCTTTCTGAATTAGATGCTCCACGGCGATTTTTGCGACCAGCGGTTTCAAAGATTGCGCCAGGTGCTGATATGTTTGCTACGTAGAATGCAGCTCTATAACCTGATTGATTTCGGCTATTTGTACCCGCATTATATTTAATAAGACTTTTAGCCAGTGAATAATCATAGGCTGGGAATGCCCTGTATTTGATTGTGTCAGCTGATGCAGTGCCTTTACCCCAACCGCTTAAAACTTCGTTTTGTTGTGGTAAATAACCACGTGCTTTATCTCGGACAATAAGCATCGCAGTCTTAATATCTTTGGACATCTGTTTATTAAGTTCAGGCTCAACTTCTCGCATAGCCTTCTGGAGTTGCTTAACGCCGTTTACCACGACTGGCATTTTTGATCTCCTTAGCTCTGTCTGTCAATACCTGAATTATTGCTAGATACATTTCGGTATCCATATCAATAAACTCTCTAGGCGGTATTCCAGTCTCTATTGCTAATTGCGCAATAGTGTAAGCAATAGAATTCCGCTCAGTTATTTTTTTTCTTCGTCTAATACCTCGACAGTATCTAGAGTGTCAATAAACTCTGATCCCCATAAAGGTATCTGTGCGCCAGCCCTGCGTAAGCATTCATAAGCCAGCCAGAATATTTCTGTTTGACGCTCATGCTCACGCAAGACCTTGCTAATTCCTGATCCGTACTTTAATTCGAAAGCGTACTCGACACCTGGAGTTATCTTGTGCTCTGATACTTCTCCATTAGCCCTTGTTATCTTTAGCTTTGCCATTGTTACTCCTTAGTTAGAACGCCACTGATGGCGATACTGTTACTGCGGAGTTTATAGTAAATGTTACTGAAGAGGTAGCAATTTCAGCCACGCCGCCTTGACCCACTGGGGTTAGGTTATTTACCAAAATTGAGAATTGGTAAGATGGGTTTGCTGCTGATACTACTGTGCCTTTAACTGTAATCATTGATACAGAGATTGTCTGACCAAAGCAGTCGTTCAAAGTCTGCATAACCTGAGCAGATGCCCAGTCGTTAATAAAGTCAAGTGTTAAAGTGCCAGATTGTAGGCCAGCCACAAACTTGTGGGCTGTGTCGCCCAT